GGGAATCAATCGCTATATGGTATTGAAGCTGTAGCTGCAGTGATTCACAACCGTAAGATGCACCCTGATTATCCTAGCACATATTGTGGTGTTATTCAACAGAAAAGTCAATTCAGCTATACCCTACTAGGAAAACCTGATGTTGAAATCATCAAAGCTAACTTTAGACCAATGGAAGTAAAAGCTTACGCTAAAGTTGAAGAAGTAGCTGAACGGGTTATGTCAGAAGAATTCAAACCTGTGCTAGAATCTTCAGTGCGTTTCTATGCAACTAAGCAGATTAAAAACTATTGGACCAAAACCAAGAAGGTAGCTGCTAGAATCGGTGATCATGTGTTCTATAAAGATAAAGAAAAGAAATAACCTTTATTTCCCTGTGGGTATATCCTACAGGGATTTTTTTGTTGTATAATCTAGGCTTCAACACAAGGAGTTCCACATGAAAGTCGCTGTCTACTTTAACTTGCACAAGAAAACCTTCAGTGTCAAAGCTTTGGAAGGTGCGAACAAAGGTCGTGTGATTAATCATTCTGACAATGTTACACTTACTGATGCTATGTTTAAAGTATCAGAAGCTGGTCGCCAACGAGTTCTCAAAGAAAAGCGCAAGAACGTTCATGCTTATGTCATTGGTCAGTTGCAATCTTTAGATGCACTGCATGTAGTAGGAGAGAAGATCACGTACAATCCTTATTTGTACAATACATTCGTTACTTCGTTCAATAAAACTCCAGTAACTAATGCCAAAGAAGTATTTATGTGCTGTTCTGAAAAAAGATCAAATATTTTCGCACGATGAGCAAAAGTTTGCTATAATTCACTCCAGACGTTAACTACTCAAAGGATTTCAAACATGCGAAAATTCACCGATGTACTTGAAGAGTATCTTGATCTACGTGAACAATTAAATAGTGATTACTATGATAACCGTTCGATTTGGTCCAGAAGTTATGCTCGGGAATCTATTGAAGAACTTAAGATTGAACTTGATGAATTTTTCAAAGGTGTTGAACAATGAAGACATACAAATTCTACGCTGATCCCGGTCATGGTTGGCTTGCAGTTAAGATCACTGAGTTGATGGAACTTGGTATCGTCACACAGATTAGCAACTACAGTTACATGCGTGGTGCTACAGCATATCTTGAAGAAGATTGTGATGCTTCTTTGTTCTTTGAAGCTTATAAAGATAAGACCGGTTGCTATCCTGAACATACCTACAAACATACAAACAATCGTAGTCCTATTCGTAACTACGAGGGTTACAATCGAAATAAAGCTGTAGATTACGCTTTGAACGCATTGAAATCTGCTACAATCTAACTTCAATAACAGGAGTATCCCATGATGACATTTGAAGGTTTTAATACTGGTGAGTTCCAAGAGAAAGACTATGGTAAGTATTTCACTTATCGTAAGACCACAAACGTTTGGGCTATTGAACATGGTTTCATGCACGAAGTTGATGTACTAGATGGTGTACGTTTTGCACGAGTAATGAAGACTGTAGCTTATGTTTGCATTGATGAAGATGAATATGGTAAACCTGTGCATCAAATCTGGCAGATCAAGAATCACAAGTTGTACTTCAAAGAATAACCCTTTGTTTTAGTCAACTTCTCGTTTGATCAAAAATTCTCTGCTATAATTCATTCATCGACAACACAACTGGAGTTTTATATGAAGACAATCCAATCTTTTACTCGTGGTGCAACTGCAGGTGGTCTAGAGAAAAACGACTGCACAGTTCGTGCATTGGCAAATGCAGGTGGCATTGACTATTTTGATGCTCATAATCTTTTGAGTAAACACGGTCGTAAGAAGCACTGCGGTGCAAAGTTTGGTACAATGCACAAAGCTTATGCTGAAGCTGGTTTTGTAGTTGAATCTGTACATGGTACTACATGTCAAGCTCTTTATGTAGCTCGTTTTACCAAGCGTGAAGCTAAAGAGGGTATTACACTGGGTAAGTTGCTACCTAAGCTTGCCTTTGGTGAATACATCGTAAACGTCACAGGTCATGCACTTGCTGTAGTCAACGGTAAGGTCATTGATACTTTTGATAATCCTGCAGGTAAGCGAGTTGTTGCAGTGTTTAAAAAAGTTGAAAAGTTCGGTGAATAATCAAAAATCTCTGTTATAATCTAATCTTCAACAAACGTAAAGGAAATCACAATGTCAAGCTCTAAAGTTTTCGCCAACATGATCGACCAATCCAATGGTAAGATGGTTACTGTTACTTTCATCAAACAAGATGGTAGCACACGAATTCTCAATGGCCGTCTTGGTGTCAAGAAGCATCTCAAAGGTGGCAAACTTAACGTTAACACCAACGAATACATCAGCATTTATGATGTGCAAAACAAAGGCTACCGCAGCGTTAACCGCAATACAATTGTTGGTTTGCGTATGCAAGGTATCGAAGCTGTAGCTGTCTAAGGAGTAAAGTATGCAAACAATTAACATTTTAATTCAAGGTGATGAACCTGAAACAGTAACACTTGCGTTAGATGAAGTACAAGTTACGAATTTGTACATCAGTAATAAATCTCAGATTAAGCAAATTGCTGAACTGCAAAAGAAACTTTCTGATACAGAAAGTAGTCTAAAATATGCATCAGAATCTCGTGATGAAGCTAAAGATCAAATCGAACATGCTAACGTGTTGTTGACAGCATTGGGTGTACAAGAAAAAGATAATCATGAAACTGAATATTATAGAAAATTGCTGCCTGTATCAACTCGTATTGCTCTTTATATTGCAAAGAAAGTAACACAATGAAATATACAATCGCTGAAATCTTGCACTACGCTGCTGATAACTGCTTGGCAAGCACACCTGATGATTATTGGGTACTTGGTGGTAGCAAAGACAAATTCTCTTGCTGTGCAGTAACTGAAGCTTGCATTAAACTGCAAGGTTATGAAAATTACATAGAAAAATTATGCCTGATCAAAGAAGGTTTGGAAAACATGGGTTGCCCCATTAATTCATTGAATGCTTTCAAAGATAATCGTAAATTTGTAGAGAAAAATCAACAATCTCGTTATGCATGGTTGAAATTTGCTGCTACAATGGCAGAAGAGCAGGGTGTGTAATCATGCAATTTGTACGTAATAAAGAACTGACACTGAAAGATCGCAAAGAACTTATCAAAGGTCTTACTCAAGTTGCTGAAATGTACTTTAGTTCACAGTATAGATTTGGAAAATTTGAGGGCAATAAAGACGCAGAGTATGTTAATATCACAAACGGTATTTGTAATGCATTGGGTGACTTGGGATTTGCAGGATATTCATTGATTGAAAAATTGCAGATTGAAATGCAAAATGATTTTGATAATTATTGCAAAATTACTTCACCAGAAGGTTGGGAACCACGAGCAAACATGTGTTTGTTTCTGGTAGAATATCTCAAGGATACAATCAAAAAAAGGTAAAAGCATGAAGCAATTCATCACAGAATATATAGTGCGTGTTCTTGTTGCAGATTTACCACAAGAATATCAGTACTATAGTCAAACACAAGTTGTAAAGATTTTAAAAAATCTACGTCAACTCAAAAAACCATATGTATATGAAGTTCATGTGCATACTTTACACTGATCTATCATGAGTAAAAAGCTAAAGAAACTAAAGCTGAAACAAAGGAATCATCTTGTTGCTATTGTTATGCGTAAAGCTGTACAAAAGCATAAAGATCGTAAACGTGAAGCAAAGAATCAACATCAGGAGAATTAAATGAAAACACCTACTGCACAAGATGAATTGGATTATCTGGAATTGATCGAAGAAGTTGCACTAATTGATGAAGCTGCAGCACAGTACATGCATGGACCAATGCGAGAGATTGAAGGCTTTCAACCTAGTGGTGATCTTTGGGAAGTAGTTGTTTGGGAATTCACCAAGCAAGGTACAGATTACTGGTATAATATTGCGATTCAACTATGAATTACATCACCCGTAGTGCATTCAATAATAAGTTCTTCTATGATATGCAAAAGGAAGAGCTAGAAGAATGCATGAAGATTATCAAAACTCAAATTGATACCTATCAACCTAGTATCTCAGGTATTTGTATCTCAGATCAAGAGCATCAGCAAGAGCTTTGGGATGCTTGGCGAAATATAAATCATTGCTTGAGTAATTTAACTAAAGGATAAATCATGGAACTTATATTAGCTAAAGAAAATTCAGATGGTAGTGCAGTATTCACCATTGAAATGACATCAGAAGAGACTCGTGCATTTGTATTGCTAGGCATCAAAACAGCGATTCTAGCGGGTATTGAGAGCGCAAAGGATTGGGACGGTACTGCAGACTTGCAAGAGGATAAGGCAGGGTTGAGCGACTAAAGACCTTATGTTTTACTAGGGTATGTTTGCAGGTTAAAAAGCTGTGATATACTCTAGTCTTCAACAACAGGAGAATTTAATGAAAGCTTATCGTCATTTGGTTATTTATGCACTTGCTAAAGATTGTACTATCAGTGTATGGGATGGTGAAGAATGGCAGATCAAACGCAGTGCTAACTTTGATGAAATTGTAGATGCTATCGAATCTGTAGAGGAAGCTGAACTTAACATTCGTAGTGTAGATGATGCTGTCACTTGGGTTAGGGTTTCAGCATTCGGTCTTGCAGATGATGAAACCGTAGTGGATTGCCACGATAATAAATTCATGCAAGAGTGGGAGAATTCCTACGAAAAGTATGTTACAATCCAAGCTTCAACAACTGAAAGAACAGCATGAAATGCAACTACAATGAAGGCTCTAACTTTGATCGTCAAGGTCAATGGATTATTGCAAAGTACCTTGATCAAGCTTGGGTTACTGGCATCGTGCAGGAAACTCGTGTAAAATACGGTGGTAAAGTTCAGCACAGTATCGTAAGTGATTCACCTACGTACATCGGTGAAGAACTGCGAGAATCCGGTATTACTTTCTTGGTTGAAGAAGGTGATGTATCTGAAGCTCAACAAATGGAGATTGTATTGTGAATTTATATCGTAAGATGCACAAAGAGTTTTTCTTTGCTGCTGCTTCTCTGAGGAATACATACGGTATTCACTCGTTGTCTTCTGAACACATCTTCGCTGGTAAATGGTTAACAGAAGCTGAAATTGAAGATTTTACATTGGCTTATATGCAAGGTGGTGAACTATGATGGACAACTTTAACGATTATGTGAAGCTTGAAGCTATCTGTACGTACTTTAAAAGCTATGGTTACAAAGCTATTGTACACAACATGAGCATGTCAGTGCATGTAATGGATGCAGAAGTAATCCTTGTGTTTACTACATGGGAAGGTGCAAGAGAATTTATCAAAGAGCGTTCACAAGCTTAAAAGCATGGTATAATTAGTAAGGTAAACTGACCAATATAATACTTGATATTCTCATAAATATCTGATAAAATAATAACTGTAGATAGAATAAGAGTAATTAACTTATTCGAATAACCTCACCCCACATGAGGTTTCTACTTTTATTATTGTGGAATTTTATGGGAATTAATATGAAAAATTGTACTAGATGCAATATTGAAAAAGAAATATGTAATTATCATAAGTGTGCAAAATCACCTGATAAACTAGCCTATTATTGTAAAAGCTGCACATCAATTGTTGGTAAACTATACCAAATTAAAAACAAAGATAAGTCAACAAAGAAAACTCAAGATTGGCGAACAAATAATCCAGATAAATATAAAAAATCTTGTGAGGATTATTATATAAATAACAAGGATAGACTTTCAAAACTTAATAAAAATTGGAAGATTAAACACAGATCAAAAGCAACAGCTATAGAGGCAAAAAGAAGAGCAACAAAAATTCAAGCCACACCTAATTGGTTGACAAAAGAACAGATTCAACAGATTGAAGAATTTTATGAAATAGCACAAGCTTTCAAACTTTACACTGGTCAAGAGTATCATGTAGATCATATAGTTCCATTACAAGGTGAGAATGTATGCGGTTTACATGTGCCGTGGAATTTACAAGTTATTTCCGCTAAAGAAAATCTTAGCAAATCAAATAAATTTGACGAAAAATTCTTAGAACATGTGCTACAATAGATTATCTTAAACAAACAGGAGATTAAATTGGCCTACGTTAGCAAAGAAACAATCACCAAAGCTCGTGCTGCACTCAAAGCACTCAATAAAGAGTATGGTGTAAAAGCTACTTTCAGTGGTAAAGGTGATAGTACTTTGTTCTTGACTATTGCAGAAGGTAAGATTGACTTTGTGAATAACTACTGCGAGACAATTGCAGCTAAACGTATTCACAGGGATGTAGAGCAGACCATTGGTTGGGCTAAACTTGAGCAAAGAGTAAATGTCAACCATTATTACCTTGAAGATGCATTCAGTGGTAAAGCTTTGGAATACATGCAAAAAGCTAAAGAGATTATGTATGCAGATCATTGGGATAAATCAGATAGTCAAAGCGATTATTTCCATTGCGCTTATTACATTGGCATGAGTGTTGGTAAATATGATAAAGCTTATAAGTTTGTAAATTAAAAATCCTATGTATCCATTACGGTTTAAAAATCCGTGGTGGGTTATTTTTGTTTCAAAAACCTACGTTCCTATTTTGTTTTGAAAAGCCGCTTGCCTAATTGCAAAAGTAAAATGCCTAAACTTGATCGGCGGCGAATATAAGCATATTCATATATAAGCATATTCATATATAAGCATATTCATATATAAGCATATTCATATATAAGCATATTCATATATAAGCATATTCATATATAAGCATATTCATATATAAGCATATAAGCATGTACCGATATATAAAGTTATCCACAGGATATCCACAGGTTATACATTATCCACAGGTCAGCAAGTTTTATGCCAGAGTTATCCACAGGTTATCAGTCTTATATAAGAGTAAAATTGTGGATAACATGCACTACTAGTGTGGATAACTTTTTCCAAGGGGGTAGTGGCTTGGATGCTGAAAACGGCTAAAAACAGCCTTAAAACCCGTTCTAGAGGCATGGGTTTTTATACAGTATGCATTTTATCGGTGTAATACTGGCACGGATTTTGCTCTTACGTGCGGGCGTGCGTTATATCCTATAATGAACAAAATGAGAAACCAAAGTTTACATAGGGTTTTCACTGTAAAAATAATTGCGTTGTTGCGTCAAAACAACGAATTACTTGATATAATTCATACATGGCAGCAAATGATCGGGTTTGCAGCGGTAAACTGAAAACAAAGGTTTACATGTTCATTAAAAATTGAGAGTTTTCTATAGTGTATGCAAACCAAAGTATACACTACCCCAAAACTCTTGCAAATGAAAGTATTCAAAATGTTACACTCCGAAGTAAATTCTGAAATAGCATACAAAATAATTACAAAACACAAAGGTAAGGTTTTCGTATTAATGCAGGGTACAGAATCCTACGTTATAATCGAAAAGCATTATTTTTTAAATGAAGTATTAAAATACGATATTAATAATGGATTATGGGCAAAATGGACATTATCATTACATAATGGCTTTTTATATATTGATAGAATAGGATATTAAATAGAATATCAGATTATAATCCTATAATAAAACATGGGATTATATTCGGATAATTTTATCCGGTCAAAATGAGATAATCAAAATGGATTCTACAGACAAGTTTTTCATTAAAGTTAATGTTATTATCTGGTTTATGGTTTTACCATTAATCAGTTATTTGTTTTAATCAATTGGAGAATATCAAAATGAAATATACCAAAACAGTATTCATTCGCTCAGATAATCAATATGACCAATTTAAAGCCCTTAAAATCGGACAGTGGGTTAATGGATTATTCCTTGATAACAAATCGGTATTATATCGGGGACAATTTATGGGATTTGATAATAATGATAAACCGATTATTAATTTCCGCATTGATAATGCAAAGCATAATCTAGATTGGAAAAACCAATTTATATCTAATAAATATCTCCGGCAGTTTGCTAAAGTGAAAGCCTGATAATATCAGATATAATACCTTAATAATATAGGGTATTATGTCGGATAATATTGTCCGAAAATGAAAGTTAATATCATGAAATTGATTTCCACTATTAATAAGTCAATCGGGTTTCAAGCTAAAGTTTATTATAATTCAGATTATAATGAATATGTGGTTAAATATTATGATGAAAACAAACGGATTATGCCAGATAATACATGGTATTATACTGATGATAAAGAAGACGCAATTAACACGGCATATAAAGAAATAGAATACATGTCGAATAATAAAGTATTGGCAGATTAATCGGAGATAATCAAATGAAATATATTCAAGCATTTAATATCTGGAATATACCTAATGAATTGATTAAGTATATTCAGCCCGGACAATGGATATATGCAGGGGATAAAGATAATAAGGGAATTTATCAGGGGATTAAAAAATCCGGTATTATTGTAGTGGCATGGCAGGGAAATATTAATAATCAAAAGGATAAAAAACAATACATTAAAACATTAAGGGATTATGCAAAACAGTAAATAGTATTCTCTGATAATATCTTAGAATTATTCTAGGGTATTATCGGGTTAATACTAACCGATAATCAATCAAGGATAAATGATTATGACATGCTCAAAAACCAACGCACAATATACCGATGATAATATTTTCACGGGTTATAAATCAGATAATCTATTATCTATTTCAAGCGATGCAAAAACATCAAAAGGGGAAAAACTGGGATTTCTAACGGGCATATTGTATTTAGCCCCATATAAAACAATTAGTATTTATAATACTTGCGCAATGGCCGAAATAGCGGGTTGTGATAATGCTTGCTTATATACGGCAGGCCGTGGGGCATATTCAAGCGTACAAAATGCCCGTATAAATAAAACCAATTGGTATTATCAGGATAAACAAGGGTTTATATTGCAATTGATTAAGAATATATATTCCCTTATTTATAAGGCTAATAGACTGGGTTTAATTCCACTTATTAGATTAAATGGCACAAGTGATATTAAATGGGAGAATATCGGGTTTGATTATCAGGGAAAGTATTATAATAATGTAATGGAATTATTCCCCGATATTCAATTCTACGATTATACTAAGATAATCAATCGAGATAATCTACCCGCCAATTATGATTTGACTTTTAGTTACTCAGGTAAACCAGAGTTTATCAAATACGTTAATAAAGCAATTCAAAAGAATATGAGAATCGCCGTTGTATTTAAAGATAAACATAATCTACCATTAGAGTTTATGGGTTTAAATGTAGTTAATGGCGATAATTCAGATATTCGACATATTGACCCACACGGGGTTATTGTCGCATTATATGCAAAAGGTAAAGCGAAAAAAGATAATACCGGGTTTGTGGTGCATAATGAATCAATTTATTAATTGGTTCAAGCATAATTAATAAAGGGTTATTATGTACATTATTAAACAGTGGTTTATTATTATCGGTTTTGCTTATATATTGTGCTGGATTATAATCGGTGCATTAATTGGATGCGCCTATATTCAGCATAAAATCAGGGGATAATATCGGGGTTATAATCGGCGGGTTAATCGAAGGGTTAACCCGCTTTTTTATTGTAGGTTAATATCAATTATATTATATCGGTTTATATTATGTAAAGGTTTAATCCGTTCGCCGTTGACGCTATACAGTGAAAGCACAAAATGTAATACTGTATAAACGTACAGTAATACCCGCAAAAAAAAATCGCCTCAGCCTCATCATATATTATCGGTTATTTAATCAAATGATAATACAAAAACAAAATACATAATACCAAATGCATTATTATATGATGCTTCGCATAGTATAAATAAAGATAATACAGATATTTTAAAATCGTAGGAATATCGGATGGTAGAGTATGCGTGTCTATCAAGCACCCAAGACTAACTTCTGATCAATATTCGTTCAACCCCACACATGCTACCCATGCTAAAACCTCAATTACAACCCAAAATCAACCCTAAAAGTATCACCCATCTACTGTTATTAGCAATTTACACCCTCAACAACCTGCTTAAAACCGCTGTAGACAGCCTTAAATAACCTTCAGCATACCAACTAGCAGTTATACTCAATAATCGCTCCTAGAGGCTTTAAACCCTTTGATATTTACCCAAAGAAAAAACCCCAAGGCTGTTAGACCAAGGGGTTGTAAATTTTAATTTTTATTTTTTAGACTTTGAAACCTTAGCTTCAGCTTTGGCTCTCTTTTCTTGCAGTTCTGCTCTAACTTCTAACCTGCGTACAATCTCTTCAGCATCAAACCACATCTCTTTACCCATGATAACTTCTTCAAGCTCTTTATCGGTTAAAAAGTCCTTATAGACGCTACCCATTAGATTACGAACTTGCTTATCTACGAAACTAGCGTGAGAGATTACATCAGATTGTTTACCAAAAGCTCCAAACGTAGCAGAGTGAACCATCATTGTAGCGTAAGGGGATACACTAATGCTTGGTGCTGCAAGAGCAATCAAAGATGCTGCACTAGCTGCTACACCTTCAATACTTGCGTGTACATCTGCTTCAGTGTTCTCAATGGCATTAATAATTGCAACTGCACCATCAAGTTGCCCACCATAGCTGTTGATGTTAAGTAATATCAAATCACCTTCACCCAAAGAATCCAAACCCTGTAGCACTGTGCGATAATATTTAGCTTCTCTGATATTTTCATCTAGAAATACTTTAATACAACGATTTGTTTTGGTGCTTTCAAAATAAGGTAGATACTGTGAGTTAGTTCTGATATTTACTTCACCGTCTTCATCATCGTCATCATTACGGGTTGATGATACTTTATAATTTTTATATTTAGACTTATTTACGTTTTGCATTGGCTACTCCTTTAGTATTAAATTCATCAATTACACTATTCTTTGTGAACTCAGCTTCAATTTCATCTTCAAAAGCAATAACGAACTCTTTGGTCAAGCCGCTGCGTACTACATGCTCACGGCTAAAAGTAGTAAAGCTGCAATCATTGATGTTGTACTTTTGGCAAATCTTCTCTAAATACGTCAATCCATCCATACCTTTTTTAACATCAGTTTGTGGACCTGTGTTATCACCACAAAAGATAATTTGAGAGTCATTTCCTACACGAGTAGTTAGTGCTTGAATCTCAGGTACAAACAAGTTTTGACTTTCATCTACAATAATGATACTGTCATTCCAGCTTCTACCTCGGATAGTCTCCAAGCTACAAATCTCAATAGTTTTATTCTTTAAGTGAATCTCTGTAGTTGCTTTACCCAAGTAATCCTCAAAATAGTCAATCATCTGTTGGTAAAACGGAAGTAACTTCTCTTCTGCTGTACCGGGGAGAAAACCAATACTTCTTCCAGCTAACGGTTGATATGCACGAATTAACACCACTTTCTTGATATCACCATAATGCAATTTCTTAGCTGCATGATGAATAGCTAACAAAGTTTTACCAGTACCTGCACTACCACGAGCTACAACTAAAGTATTATACTTCAAAGCTTCCAATAATTCTTGCTGCTTGTCATTCATTGCATGTAATACAGGAAATTGACTGCGTTGGAACTTCTCTTTTTGTACACGTTGTGATTGCACTTTTTGATTTCTTTTCATAAATCCCCTTTACTACTTAGGATATATTAATAATATACCTTGAAAAATCACAACCCTGTTGGGATTGCTCTAATTATTATCTCAAGGTATTATGATGATAATATTAAATATTATTCTTTTGGTTTACGACCACGTTTAACTTCGGTATTAACTACTGGTGTTTCTTCAGTATGATCTTCAGTAACTAATTCAGTTGGACCTTTAATTTTAGGTTCAGCTTTTACCATGCCAGTAACTAGCATTGAACCAAATGCAGTTGGGAACAATTCGTTGCTATCAAAGTCAAATCTCCAACCTTCAATGACACTTTGTTGTACTGCTTGACAAAACTCATATAAGCTATAAGTTTCAATTTTTTTAATTTCCATAAGTACTCCTTATTAAGTTGATCAACACTAAGTATGTGTTAGCTCAATTATAGCACGATCAATAGTCTAAGTCAACTAAAATATTTTGTAAAAGTACTTGACAAATGACAAAACGTGTGATACCCTAAGAAATACATAAGATATAATATAGGTTATAACATTAGTTAGTACATAGAATATAATATAGGTTATAATATACATTAACCTTATATTTAGTACTTATATAAGTATATCTAATAGTAACAGCTAGTGTTAACATTAAATGTACTCTACATTAACAAGCAAATAAATTAGATATATAATAACTTAAGATTAATATAGATTATAACATAGGATAAAACATATGTTTATATTTAAGTTAATCCTATATTATAATCTATATTACATTTTGATTTGTTTTATTAATTTATTTTAATATCATTATGCTTGGACGCTCAAGGCGCTCTGCCTGTCCTACGGACGGTTCGTTGCAACTTACACTGAAGCTGCTCAGTTAAAACCTTCAGCAAAGCCCCTACAAGCTCCTACAAGCTCTCAATTTGAAGTAGTCTAGGGGTATGTAGCCTGAAGGTATGAAACGAGCATATAGAGCGTTCTATCAATTTCATGTTTGTTGTACAAAAAATTAAAGGTAATTTGCATGCTAGTAAAAGAATTAATTGATTATGATATATTAACTGGTGATTTCTTTATTTTAAAACATAATACTAGATACCGTAAGATATTTCCAAATGAAGATGGCTATTTAGTATTTTATAAAAATGCTAGAAGAATAAAATTAAAAGCTAATAAAGTTGCAATTGAGTTGGTACAAAATATTATTGTACAAAAAGATAAAGTGCTACTGCATAAAAATCTAGATGAAACAGATTATAGATATTGCAACTTAAGATTAATATCTAAAAAGATTTACAACAGCATAAAAGAAGCTCACCGTAATTTATCTGGATATTTGAAACTGCAGCCGCATCACAAGGACATGTTTTCTTATGTGCTTATCTGGAAAGAAAACGGTAAAGATAAAATATTGGTTGTGCAAGACATAGTAGTAGCGAAAAGAATGTACAATAAGCTGCAGTTAAGGTATGCTAAGATTTTAAGTAAATACTGCGTGTTTGACTAAACATTGATATTGCGCTTGAAATTACTGATTTTATATGATATAATCAAGCATCTATGTAAATTAAACTTACAATCTTTAGTAAATTATGGTATTAAGCGCCATGACCCTGCGTAAGATATAACTTGGTTTGACCCTGCTAGATATAAACCTTTGTATGTTCGCCTATGTATCTTTAAACTCCTTTCAGTCATAGGTACTTCAGTACAAGCTGGATAAGTAACCAGCACTAATTTCGCTTTGCTAAATTCGTAAAGCAAATATTTCTCATTGTGGACAAAACCGCAATGATTGTCCATAATGGTTAACAAAAAGAATAATACAAATATGAACTGCATAACTTGCAACCGTTACTTTAAGCAAAACGTTTTCAACAAGACTGCTGAATGCGAAGACTGCTTGGATGCTGCTTTTTTGAACTTAGATTCAGAAGTGCAAGTAGACTTTGAATTGCTTAAGAATCCTTCTGGTAAAACAATCCCTGTATTCTATGATGAGTACAACGATCCAGAAATAGATACAAGAGATTCTATTTAAAGTATTGACAGAAGGTAAAACTGCTGTTACAATAGCTTTATTAGCTGGATTAGTTCAACGGTAGAACAGGGGTTTTGTAGTCCTCAGATGAGTGTTCGATTCATTCATTCAGCACCAAACATGCTACTATCGTCTATCGGTTAGGACACTAGGTTTTCATCCTAGTAAGCGGAGTTCGATTCTCCGTAGTAGCTCCAGTATAAACGTGTATTCCGCAACTACGTCAAAAGTTCGGCTGCTCAATCGCCAACGGAAAGAGCATAAGGTTACAGTTGGATTAATTTTGGCATATAGCTCAGAGGTAGAGCAAACGGCTGTTAACCGTTCGGTCCGTGGTTCGATCCCACGTTTGCCAGCCAATATTACAGAAGTATGGTCGAGTGGCTTATGGCAATGGTTTGCTAAACCATCGGTGGCGAAAGCTGCCCACAGGTTCGAATCCTGTTACTTCTGCCAAACAATCTCCCTATAGCGTAGTCTGGTAGCGTTCCTGATTTGGGGTCAGGAGGCGTAGGTTCAAATCCTACTAGGGTGACCAATTTTATATCTCTAGCTCAACTGGCAGAGCAACGGATTCCAAATCCGTAGGTTGTAGGTTCAACTCCTACGGGGTATACCACAGATAAATTGCGGGTAAGGCGGTCACTACTGCAGTCTCATAAGCTTGCAGCATCACTGGTTCGAATCCAGTACCCGCATCCATTCGCTATTCGCAAATAGCAAACAGGAGTAGCCGCCGTAATGGTATGGCAGGGGATTGTAAATCCTCCGGCTCAGGCCACAGTAGGTTCGATCCCTACCTGCTCCACCAAACATGACCTGAAATAACGGTCCGACAGGTGAAATGCCTGTACCTAACATCAAAGAACCGTTCGAGAGATAGCTTCGGCTATTACGGGAAGATAGCAGGGGATGCGACCTACGCTATAAGTTAAAACGCATACTAATATTAAAGGAGTTCATCTTGATTGCATTCTTAGAGAAAAATAAAGATTATAAATATTCTTTTCCATATGGTCACCATGATAATCCACAAATTAAAATTCTAACTGGAAAATACAAGGGATTAGTTTTTGATATTGAATCAAGTGCAGTAGTCACTTCAGTACTTGAAAATAAATTAAACGTAAGTTATAAAGTGCTAAAGTCTGCAGAGGATAAATCGGTTGCTACAAATGAAGAATTTATTTGTCATGCAACTTATAATTTCATTAGAGATTTTAACTCTGATGTAACAAAAGGAAAATAAAATGCCATTACCATCGAGTGGTGCGATATCTTTATCGCAAGTAAATACAGAACTTGGTAGAGCATCTACTGCTACTATCAATTTAAATGAAACCGCAGTACGTAGTTTGTTCGGTGTAGCAAGTGGTACTATCTCCATGTCTCAAGGCTACGGTAAATCCAGTGCTTTTGCTGCAACTATTACTACAAACCAGCAACAATTGAACTTGGCTACTTGGGCTTCAGCAAACGGTTGGAATGGAAGTTCTGGGGCAACTATTACAATTAACTCTGGTGTGTATATTTGGTCAAATGACAGAAACGTTGCTGGTTTGACTACAGGTTCTTTCCCCGGTGGTTTAACTATTATTAATAACGGTTTTATTATTGGTAAAGGTGGTGATGGTGCAAAATATACTAGTTCAGTAAAAACAGAAGGTCAAGCAGGTGGTCCGGCACTGTCTTTGAGTGTAAACGTTACAATTCAAAATAATAATTATATTGCTGGCGGCGGTGGCGGTGGTGGCGGTAATTCACTTGGCGGTCCCGGTGGTGGTACAGGTTATGGTGGTGGTGGCGGCGCAGGTGGTGGTACAGGTGGTTCATCTTATCATAGCTCAGTACGTGGTACAGGTATAATCGTAGGTGGTACAGGTGGTGCTATTGGTGCATCTGGTGGAAGTGGCGGAACTAACTTTTCACAGTGTAGTGCAGGCGGCGGCGGCGGAAGGATTCTTCCCGGTACTGGAGGTACTGGTGCAAATAGCACTGCTATTGCAACTGGCGGCGGTGCTGGTGGTGGTGGTGGAGTTGGCCCTGCCGTTCAAACCAACGGAGCCCCACTAGCTTTTGGTGGCGGTGGCGGCGGCGGCGGTTGGGGTGCTGCAGGCGGCTCAACACGAAATACAGCTAGTGCTGGCGGTGCTGGTGGTGCTGGAAATGCTGTAGGTGGAAATGCTACCGGTACTGGTACTAGTGGTATTATCGCTGGCTACGCAGGTGGTAACTCTGTTCAGCTAAATGGTTACAGTGTAACATGGACAGCTACTGGTAATAGATGGGGTAATATTTCCTAATTAAGAAAGAATTGTATGAACAAAAAATATGAAGTATATAATCCGTTAACAGGAGAGCTTATTGAGGCTCTTTCCTTTACTTTAGCAAAAGAGTTAAGTCAAGAATTAAGATCAAATTATATTAAAGAAAATGTTGACCCTATGTTCAATATCTCTGTGTTAATGGAGAATGAAGATAATACATGGACTCAATCTTTATCAGATGAAAATGGCGATCCAGTTGTAAATGAAGAAACACCTACCTTGGGTCCGTTGACGTAACGGTTATCTACTTATGTAGAAGGCGTCCCACGAATCTGTTGCGTGGTAACATGAAGTGTAGAAACTTCGGGTAAGTATCGCCAAGTACTTATACAAAGGATACAGCGTATTCATCTGCGGTAGATACGAAAAGGCTACCCCGCAATCGTAAGCGGGACTAATTTATAAGGAATTAACATGACTTTCAAAAAAGGTTTAAGCGGTAACCCAAACGGTCGTCCTAAGAAAGAATCAATCTTTGACAAACCAACTAACCGTGAATTAAAAGAGCGTGAACTTGTCATGCTTCTACGTAAGATTAAACCTCACGTAGCTGAAGCTATTATGCAAGCTGCTAACATCATGAAGAATGAAGAAGCGAGTCATCAAAATCAATTAAAAGCTGCAACTATTCTTTTGGATAACTATCGCAGATTAACTCTAGATATGTACGATGGTGAAGAGCAAGCCGAAGAAGCTGGTGTAGAAGTACAGCAAAATAACGCAGCAATTTTCAGCTTAAAGGTTGTAAACGAAGAATAATAAGGATAATATGGCAGAACAAATTACAATAGCACCAGCTTCTAAAAAGCAAGAGATGTTCTTAAATAGTGCAGCAACTATTACATTAGCGGGTGGTGCTGCTGGTTCTGGTAAAACATACACATCCTTGCTAATTGCTTTGAAGTTCATGCAACACCCTAGAGCAACAGGTGTAATCTTTCGTAGAACTTCTAAGATGCTTACTGCTCCCGGTTCAATCTGGCATGAAGCAGTGCATTTATATACAAGTATTTATCCAAACTTAAGAATCAGGTCAAGAGAACTTGAGTTAGTGTTTCCTAATGGAGCGTTACTGAAATTTAGTCACATGCAGCATGCAACTAATATGTATGATCACAAAGGTGGTCAATATTCATTGGTTATTTTTGATGAAGCAACTGACTTTGAGGAAGAGATGGTAGTATACCTCTTATCTCGTATGCGTAACGCTTATGTTGATTATAAACCACAGATGTTTATGATGACTAACCCCGATTACAACTCTTTCTTAAGATCGTGGATTGAAGACTACTATCTTGATCCAAATACAGGTATCCCTCTACCAGAAAAGACAGGTCATCAGCGTTATTTCTTTCGTCAAGGTAACACAATGCTTTGGTACGATAGTTTAGAAGCTGCAGAACTTGCACACGGTAAAGGTGATGAATCTGGTATTTCATCTTTTACATTCATTGGTGCTACCTGTCGTGATAATCCTCCACTGCTCAAGGCACAACCCGATTATATTAGTCGATTAATGTCACTTCCTCGTGTAGAGAAAGAAAGACTGCTAGATGGATCATGGTTTGCTCGTCAAGAATCTGCTGGTCTATTCAAACGTGAATGGGTTGGTTTGACCGATCACGCAAATGGAAGAGCTAGAAAAAGAATCAGAGCTTGGGATTTTGCATTTAGTAAACCTTCAGAACAATATCCAAATCCTGACTGGACCCGTGGTGTTTTAGTATCAAAAGACCCTAATAATTTATACACAATAGAAGATGTAGTATCCATTAGAGATAGAGTACACGAGGTTGAAAAATTAGTGTTTGATACAGCTATTCATGATGGTCAAGATGTAATCATTAGTATTCCTTTGGACCCTGCTGCGGCTGCTGGCGCTTATGCAAAAGATTTGCAACGCAAGTTAGCTGAAATGGGTTTTAGTGTAAAGCTCACAAAGCCTGTCAAATCTAAGATTACTCGTTTCGCTCCATTTTCAAGTATAGCACAAGCTGGTTTCGTAAATGTAGTTAAAGCAAATTGGAATAAAGATTTCTTTGATGAACTTGAAGTTTTCGATGGTGATCCTAAGAAAAAAGACGATCAAGTTGACTGCTGCTCAGACGCTATGCTTTTATTAAATAAAGATACTCAGTTGCCAGTTTTTTCACTACCAGACTTTACAGGTAGTAACCCATTCGATGGAAGCATTACAGGTTCCAACATTCCTACATTTCAAAGTTCATTAGTTTCATAATCAAAGGAGCCGTTGATGGCACGTAAATCACAAAATAACTCAGTACAAAAAGCAGTGGATGATACGCCAGATCGCTTTAAATTAAGTGAATCAGGATACCTTGGTTTAAATGTATTCAATGGTGTATCTAACGATGAACTAAAGAGGGAACTGAACTTTCCTAATAGTGTAAACACCTACAAGCAAATGTCTTATCATAGTACGATTAATTCTGCTTTGACATTGTATGAAAACTTAATCGGTAAAGTTGATTGGAGTTTTAAACCTATTAAAGATGCATCTGCCGAAGAGATAAGACAAGCTCAGATCATCAATGAAATGATGCAAGACCTTACGGATCAAACTTGGTCTGAGTTTATTTCAGAAGCTCTGTCTGCTAATATGTATGGTTTTTCTGTGCATGAAAAAGTTTATCGTAGACGTTTAAAATCTAACGGTTCTAAATACGATGATGGTGTTATCGGTTGGAAAAAGCTACCAATTCGTAATCAAGAGACAATTGAAAAGTTTATCTTCAGTGAAGATGGTAACGAAGTCAAAGGTGTAAAACAAAACCTTTCATCTATCTCCGATGTTTATAATCGTTATTCAAGTCGTACTAACAACGAAGTTATTCTACCTCGTAGCAAGATCATGTTGTTTCGTGCAGGTAAGCACAAGGGTGATCCCTTTGGTAAATCCATGCTTCGTGATGCGTACTTAGCTTGGAGATTCCTAAGTGTAATCGAAGAGATTGAAGCTAACGGTGTAGCTAAGGATTTGGCTGGTTTACCAGTACTAAAACTTCCACCTCAGTATCTATCTTCTGAAGCTTCACCCGATCAAAAAGCCATTCGTGCATACTATGAAAACGTAATGCGTAACTTGCAGTTGAATCAGCAATCAGCTTTAATTCTACCACAGGCACACGATCCTGATACAAAGCAACCTTTGTTTGAGCTAGAGTTACTATCGCTAAACGGTAGTAAAGCAATGGATACATCTAAGATTAAAGAATACTATAAAAATCTAATCTTAACATCCTTATTTGCTGATATTCTAGTACTAGGTCAATCTGGTGGTGGCTCCAACGCTTTAGGTCAAGTTAAAAACTCCCTATCTGCTACTGCTGCAGAAGCAATGCTAAGAAAAATTCGTGATACTATCAACGATGATTTGATCAAGCAAACTTATGAGTTAAATGGTTGGGATACTTCTAGAATGGGTCAAATTGACTTTGACAACCTAGAATCCGAAGACCTAGAATCATTCTCCAAAGCTGTTCAGCGTTTCGCTAGTACATCTGTTATTGAAGTTGATCGTGCTGTGCTCAACAGAGTTCGTGAATCAATCGGTGTAGATGCTCTGCCTGATGATGAAGAACCAAACCAAGACAAGATGCCAGCCATGACTTCTCGCAGTGGTGATGGTTTTAAAACGGCTGGTGAAGGTACTGCAACATCACCTTCTGGTAATGATACAAGCTCTGGTAATCTAGAGAATGCTGCATAATCCAGAAAAAGTAGCTATACTTTATTGGTTACATCTGAAAGAACACACTGACGTATTCACACAAGGATACGTTGGTGTTAGCACTCGTTTGATTGATGTACGATTTAGAGAGCATTGTAGTAGATTTAATAATTCGTATAATCAGTATAATCCACTGCATTTAGCTTTTGCACAATATGGTGTAGAGAATATTATTAAGACAAGACTTTGTGTTTGTTCTATAGATCAAGCATATAGGTTAGAAAATATTTTTCGACCATTTGAATACATGGGTTGGAATACAGCAGAAGGTGGAAAACTATCTAAAACTGCTATTAATATTATTAAAAGTAAATACACTTGAATTAACATAAATTCTATGATATAATAGTTTACAAATACCCCGAGTAACCCTCGGGGTTATCGTTGTTTATAAAGGAGAGAACATGCCGTGGTCAGCAAGTAATACAGTACCCGCTATTCAAAGTAAGTCTTTAAAGTTAAGGGAATTATTTGCAAAAGTAGCCAACGCTTCTCTCGATAAAGGTTTATCTGAACAAGAATCAATCTTCGCTGGAATTAACGCAGTAAAAATAGAAGAGCGTAAAAATCAACCTGCAAAAGCAAAAGCAAAAGAACCTAAGAAACCTTCGCACGTAGAATCACTTAGAAGTTATACAAATCCATTTGAAGTTGTCTCCAAGGCTGAAATTCCTCTTGAAATACCTACAGTAAAAGCTGCAGAATTTGATGCAGAAGGTAGACTTGTTATTCTAATGTCCGATGGTAGACGAGTTGTAACCAAAGGCAAAGCTGTAGAGCAGCATATTGATCAAAGAATTGGTGTAAGTGTAAACCCTGTATTCGATCATATTCAGATGAATACTACAGCTAATTATACAGCAGAAGATTATCTTCCCGGTATGATGACTTGGAATCAAACTGAAGATTGTTTAGACATAGTACAATCAGACAATAGCATACTCCAAGTAGGTTTAGAAAGTTATATTATAGTTGCAAACGCAGCAGATACTACTTTGACAAACGGAACTGTAGTTAGATTCGCAGGAATTGGTGATACAGATTCACCTAAAATACTACCGATGCTTTCTACAGATATAATTGAACCTTTGCAACTTGTGGGTGTTTTAACGAGCGACATACAATCTGGTGCCATTGGTAGAGCTACGGTTTTTGGTAAAGTCCGTAACATTAACACAACCGGCTCCGATGTAGGTGAGTCGTGGTCCACTGGTGACTTACTTTGGGTTCATCCGAGTATTCCCGGTAAGCTTACTAAAATTCGACCAACTGCTCCTGTATCTGCAATATTTATAGGTACAGTTGTTAGAGTTGGAACTACCAATGGTGCTATATTGGTTAAACCTGCAATTTTTCCACACCTAGCTTACGGAACTTTTTCTAGTCATACAAACCAAATACCAACAAATAGTAATACTGCTTATCCTGTTACATTTCAAGATACAGAAATTTCACACGGTGTTGATTTAATAAATTCTAGTCACATTGTTACACGATATGCTGGTTTATTTACTTTTGATTTTAGATTACAAGTTGTATCATCCAATTCCTCTAATAAAGTTATATATATTTGGGGTAGAAAAAATGGAGTAGATATTCCAAAGAGTACTACTAGAATAAGTTTTGCTGGTAATGGAGTAGAATTAGCACCATCTTGGAGTTTTACAACGAGTATGCTTAGGGATGACTATTTTGAATTAGTTTATGCTGTCGATGACATTACTGCATCTATTCACGCACCTGCAGCTACGGCTTTTTGTCCCGCTACACCTTCAGCTACAATAAGAGTTACACAGATTAACTTATAATAGGAAATAAAAATGCAACCAGCAACTATCGACTTAACAGTTTATAAAGGTTCTACTTTCTCTAAAACTATCCAGTGGAAAACCGGTGATCCGGTTACACCTGTTAATCTTACAGGTTGTACCTTGCGAATGCAAATTCGTAAAGCAATATCAGATAATACTGTTATGGATAGTTTGACAAGTGAAAATGGAAAATTAATCTTTGTAAATGCTTCTCAAGGATTGTTAAAAATTAACATTCCAGCTAGTACTTCAACAGCTTATACTTTTACACAAGGATTCTATGACTTAGAAGTTGTTTATCCAGATGGTATCACAGTCTACAGAATTGCGGAAGGTCTAGTGACTGCTGTACCGGAGGTAACACGATGACCGATGTTATTGTAGTAAATGGAACAGATACTATTGTAGTGGAATCGGATCAAATTACATCAGTCATTACTGTAGGTGATCAAGGTCCGACAGGAGCACAAGGTCCATCAACAGGAATTGGCATTGCACCTGATGTAGATACCACAAATCTACAAGATGGTTCGTTGTTGATTTATTCGACACAATCTCAAAAATGGGTAGCTAATACTCAATTAACCAATCAGAGCCTAGAATCAGGGCACTATTAATCAAGGAAAAATTATGGCTTCTATTGTAAGAATTAAACGCTCAGAAGTATCTGGTAATCCCTCTACACTTGGTCAAGGTGAGTTAGCTTACTCAGCATTACCAGATAACGGTGTAAATGGTGGTGATCGCCTATACGTTGGTATGGGTACAGAAACTTCAGGTAACGCAGTAAATCACGTTGTAATCGGTGGTAAGTACTTCACCGATATGTTAGATCACACCAAGGGTGTACTAACTGCTAGTTCTGCACTAATTGCAGATTCAGATAAAAAATTAGATAATCTAAAAGTAGATAACATTGACATTGATGGTAACACAATCAGTGCTACAAATGCCAATGGTAATTTAGAATTAACTCCTAACGGTTCAGGTGCTGTTATCCTTGATGGTCAATACTGGCCCACTGGTTCTGGTACTAATGGTCAAATCTTGACAACAAACGGTTCAGGACAAACTTCATGGACTAGCCCTGCTTCTAGCTCTTTTACCATTGTTGGTAATAGCGGTAATGATTTATTCAGCACAGGTAGTTCGTTAATTTTCTCAGGTACTGGTGCAATCAGCACTACCGTTACAGACGATACAGTTACATTCTCAGTAGCAGACGCAAGTGATATTGTAAAAGGTGTAGCTTCTTTTAGTGCTACAGACTTTACAGTAACATCAGGTGTTGTTAGCTTAAATGACGAACACATTCAAGATGTAGTCGCAACAATGGTTACTAATAATACTGAAACAGGTATTGCCGTAACTTATGACGATGACAATGGTAAATTAAATTTTGCAGTTAACAATCCTGTAATCAGTATTACTGGTGATGCAGATGGTTCTGCAACTATGACTAATCTAGGCAACACATCAATTGCTATTACACTAGATACGGTAAATACAAACGCAGGTGTTTTTGGTTCATCAACCAATATTCCAATTGTTACTGTTAACTCAAAAGGTTTGGTTACTTCTGTAAGTACAGCAAGTATCTCTTCCTCTTTTACTATTGCTGCAGATACAGGTACTCCTGATGTTTTTAATAATGGTGAAACACTGAATATTGTAGGTGGAGAAGGTATTGATACTACAGTTTCTGCTGGTACAAATACAATCACAATCTCTGCTGAAAATGCAAGTGATACAAATAAAGGTGTTGCTACTTTTAATACTGCAAGTTTCTCTGTAAGTAATGGTGATGTAACTATTAAGAGTGCAGGTGTAACTAATAATCAATTAGTTAATTCAAGTGTTACTATTGGTTCAACTAATATACCTTTGGGCAATACTGCAACAACTCTTGTAGGTCTAACTGAAGTTCAGGTAGATAACTTAAACATTAATGGTAACACAATTACTGCTACAGATGTAAATGGTAACGTTACTATTGTACCAAACGGAATTGGTGTTGTTGATGTAACAGATTCTCGTATTACTGGTGTAGCTGCTCCGGTTAACGCAACCGATGCTGCAAACAAAGCTTATGTTGACAATGCCATCACTGGTCTTACTTTTAAAGATGCAGTTAACTTACTCTCTAATACCAACGTAGCTTTAACAGGTTCTAGCGGTACACTAGTTATTGACGGTCATGCTCAATTAGTTGCTGCAGATACTGGTTATCGTATTTTGTTGACAGGACAAACTACTGACTCTGAAAACGGTATTTACACATACTCAGATAACGGTACAAGTTACACCTTGGCACGAAGTGCAGATGCAGATAACTACGTAGAATTACAAGGCGCTGCTGTTTTCGTACTCGAAGGTTTGACATATGCTCAAACAGGTTGGACAGAAACTAACTATGAGTTGACAAGTTTTGCAGGTCAAACATGGGTTCAATTCTCAGGTTCTGGTACATATGTTGCTGGTGAAGGTTTAGCTCTCACAGGTACAACTTTTGATGTTGGTGCGGGTGCAGGTATTTCCGTTACAGCTAACGCTGTCAATGTTGCAGATACTATCGCTGGTGCAGGTTTGACATTCTCCACAGGTGTAATTAATGCTGTTGGTACATCAGATAGAATTTCTGTAAGTGCTGATGCAATTGACATTGCTTCTACATATGTAGGTCAAACAAGTATTACTACATTGGGTACAATCTCAACTGGTACTTGGAATGCGACTACAATTGGTACTACAAAAGGTGGTACAGGCTTGACAAGTTATGCTACTGGTGATATACTCTATGCTTCAAGTACTAATACTTTAGCTAAGTTAAGCGTTGGAACAGACGGTAAGATTCTACAAGTCAATGGTTCAGGCGTTCCTGTCTGGGCTGATATTGACGGTGGTACATACTAATTAAAACGGGCGGTTTTTACCGCCCTTTCTTTTACCTTTATTAAGGGCATTTATGGCAAGTAAAATTATTCTAAAGAAGTCTTCTGTTGCAAATAGAACACCTGTTGCTGGAGATTTAGATTATGGTGAATTAGCAATTAACTATGCTGATGGTAAGTTATTTTTTAAGAAAGCAGACAATAGCATTCAGGCTTTTGCTGTTGGTTCTGCACCAAGTGTAGCAGTTGGTACAACAACAACTGGTACGGCTGGTACAAATGCTTCAGTTGTTAATTCAGGTACTTCAACTAATGCCATTTTAGATTTCACAATTCCTCGTGGAGCTACTGGAGCTACAGGCCCAACGGGCCCAACTGGGGCTACAGGTCCAACAGGCCCAACTGGTCCTACAGGTCCACAAGGTATTCAAGGTACTACTGGAGCTACAGGACCGACAGGTCCATCAGGTACAAATGGTACAAACGGTGCTGCTGCTACAATTGCTCTAGGTACTGTTACAACAGGTGCAGCGGGTACTTCTGTAAGTATTACAAACTCTGGTACATCTAGTGCTGCTACATTTAACTTTACGATTCCACAAGGTGCTACAGGACCGACAGGTCCACAAGGAGCTACTGGTCCCGCTGGTCCTACAGGTCCGACTGGAGCTACAGGTCCAACTGGAGCTACAGGTCCACAAGGAGCTACAGGTAATACTGGTCCTACAGGTGCTGCTGCGTCAATTACTGTTGGCACTACTACCACTGGTCCTGCAGGTTCTAATGCCAGTGTAACAAACTCTGGTACATCTAGTGCTGCTACATTTAACTTTACGATTCCACAAGGTGCTACAGGACCGACAGGTCCACAAGGTGCTACAGGCCCAACAGGAGCTACAGGCCCACAAGGTCCACAAGGTATCCAAGGTCCAACTGGTCCAACAGGAGCTACAGGTCCAACAGGAGCTACTGGTCCCGCTGGTCCCACTGGTCCGACAGGTCCATCTGGTGCTAGTATTTTAGGT